TTATTTTTACGCCTTGCTCTTTAAAATAAATTTCTCCGCCTTCGTAATCATCGTTTAGATAAAGTACAACAGAAATATTTGGATTGTCTCCATTGCTATAATCATCAACATGTGGGCCCATTGACTTTCCAGTGGAGTATTTGCTTATTGATAATGGCATTAGAGAACCGATGTCCATACCATGCATATTGCCATAGTTTTCTGAAGAGCCTACAATTGCATTCTTTAAAATATTATTAATTCTTCTTATGTCTGGGTGCGTGTCTGTATCTACATTGTTGCTAAATCTTTTTTGATAGCCAAATACATACTCTGTATCTCCGCTTGCCGCCCATTCTTTCCACGCAGGGATACTGGTGTTTTCATTTAAGCCTCCGTCAGAAAGCTCTATTAAATTAATTAGGTAGTCGGGATCAGCAATAACATTTTCATAGTAATGTATCTTCCCGTATTGGGTTAGGTTTACGCTATCCATTTCTTCCATTTTTTTCGTCTGCTTCATCTCTTGTATTTTTACCAGATTTTAGATCAGCTATCTGTCTCTCTCTATCCATCTGTCTCCATAGCTCTTCACCATACTTATCTTTGTTTGCATGCCATGCTTCCGAGCCTGGATATTCATACATATAAAAGCTTCTAATAAAATACTTTATTCCATTTGTTACAGTCTTTACTCCGTGATAGTATGGGGCTCTTGATGGGAAAATTGTTACGTCTCCAAATTGAGGCTTATACATGTGTCTTGTATATTCTGCATTTGGATCATTTGACTCATCTTTAAATATCTTAAATGACACTTCTCCGCCGTCGTAATCATGATTTAAATACATGCAGCATGTTACAAAAAACTTATAACCTGGCTCTTCAGTTTTTTCTTGCTGGAAATCTGTGTGATGTCCCATAACTGATCCATCAGGCTGAAAGCTTTCATGAGGTATATACTTTAGAAGAGTAGCAGTTGTATGACTTATTGGAGAGCCTTCTGGAGGTGTTTCGCCAACAATCTCAAAGTAGTGCTTGGTCATATTATAAAAAACATCTTCTACGTAGTTATAGAAAAATTTAAGCTTTTCATCTGTGACTTCGTCAAAATTAATATCTTGTTTAAATTCATTATAGGGCAAAACTCCTGGAACATTGTGTGGTCTAGTAGCTTTAACTGGAAAGTTTGTCTGCTTGCCAAATGTGTACCAGTCTACCCACATATCATCAGTAGACTTAATGTGTTCAAAACATTCCATAAAATAGTCATTATTGAAGACATTTTTGTAAACAATAATCTTTGGAGCTATCTTATAAAAATCTGTACCTTCAAGCATATTTGTTTCCCTTATTCCATTCTTCTTTCTGCTTTGCCTGTTCAATTCTAACTTGCTTTTCTTCTTCTTCCCATCGATCAAGTGTCTCTTGATCATAGACTAGTTCTTCATAGTCCCAGAACGATACCATTGTATATCTTGTTCCGTCGGTTATCTCTGAAACTCCGTGGATATTTTCATAGCCTCCTGGGAATACGTAATAGGAATATGCGTTTGGCTTAAAAGATAAATATGTTTTCATTTCATTATCTTTGTCGCAAAAATAAAGGTCTCCACCCTCATAGTCATTATTTAAATAAAGTATGCCCACATATTTATTAATCTCAAAAGCATTTGGCTTTCCTGAATTATCTGAGTTATCTGAGTGTGGACTTGCAAAGCCTCCAACATCCCATTTTTGTGCATGAGATGTATTTGCTCTAACCTTTCTATCAAAAACAGTTTCAACTGCTTCTTTGTACTTGTCTTTTAGCTTATCAAAAAAACCATCTGGCAATCCAAACTTAGCCATAGTTTCTGAGTCTGTCTTGATTCCCTTGCCCGACGATCCGTAGAATGCAATGTCTCCCCACTCTACGTCACAGTTTTCAAAAAAGTTAATCATCTTTGTGACTATTTCTGGATCAATAAAATCTGGTATCTCTACAACAGTATTACGAGTTACACCCAAGACTCCCCGCTTATTATCTGGGACCTCATCATCTTGAAGATATATAAATTTATTTTTATCTATAATATCAATCATTCCATCTATCATTAGTATTTACCGTTGTCCCTTCCAAAGAATTCGTGAACCGACTCTCCATCAATCTGTGCATTAAAAATTTCTTTTTTATATCTATCCTTTTCCATTTGATCCCAGACTTCTTCGCCATACTTTGCTTTATTGGCATGCCACTCATCTGAACCCTTATCTTCAAATTCCCAGAAGCATCTAATCATGTATCTGCGTGGTCCAAATGACTTTCTAACTCCGTGCATATAAGGATCTCTTGATGGGAAAACGATAACATCTCCAGCCTGTGGCTTATGTGATATGTAGTGGTCGTTAATCTTAAAACATATCTCGCCGCCTTCATAGTCGTCGTTTAAATAGAACGTTGTTGTTAAGCCAAACTTTACACCTGGATTATCTTTAAGCGGCACAACAAAATCTGTGTGATAATTCATCGCATAATGTTCTGAAATTCCAGAATCATTCTCATAGATATTAATAGATGCTGAGCCTTTACTATAATTAGGAAGCGCTACATCTGGATTATTTTTAAGGTAGTGATTAGTTACCTTATAAAATATGTTTCCTACTTCTTCAGTTAAATCCGATTGACTTGAAACTGGGCCCCAAGATCTTGCCCACTTGTATTGTTCCTCTGTTGGGAATTTTTCAAAATTTATTCTTTGCTCCATTAAAGAAAGCATAGACCCAAAGGTATACCATTTCTCCCAGCCTTCTTGTTTTTTAGCTGACTCAAGAAATCCATTTATATCCTTAAATAAATTTTTGTAGACATAAACCTTTGGATAAATTTCTTCAAACTTTATTTCTTCTTCTGGTCTCTGTTTTTTAATTTTATGAGTGTTATCGCAGTAAGGATATGTTTGAGATCTTCCACAAATACATTGCTTGGTCATGGCTGCTTATCTCCTGTATGCTTCAATATGGTCCAGAAGAAAGGAATTACATATCTAATTCCGCTTGTTATTTCTTTTACGCCGTGAATATAATTCATGTCTCCTGGGAAAAAGTATCCTGCTGCAGGCTTAGGCTTAAACTCTATGCCTTGATTTGGGAAATAAAGTTCGCCACCCTCATAATCATCGTTTAAATAAAACAATCCTGAAAGATCATAGTAAGGGAAATCGTTTGGTTTGCCAGCATCTGGACCAGTGTGCAACTCTTTGTCTGCGTGTGGCTCTTGTCTGTATCCTGGAAGCCATCTAACGATTGCTGGGCTTGTTGGGAGTGCATCAACATTAAAGTATTCATCAACTTCTTTTTTAAGCCTTGCCACTATTCTTTCAATAACTACTGATATCTCTGGATTAATTTTATCTAGGATCGGTCTTGATGCAACACGATTATCCCAGTAGGTTGAGTCGTAAATTACTGTTCCATTTTCATTGTAATGTGTCTCTGTTATGTCCCACTCTTCAATAGATCGAGCTGCTTCCAAAAGAAACTTGTGCTCTTCTAGAGTCATTATGTTTTCTCTAGATTGAATATTGTCTGGAGAGTTTCCAAAGAAACCTGAAGGAGTTATTGAAACTCTTTCATCCCATCCCCAATTACTGGCTGCTTTTTTATCCATATATTTATTATACCATCCTAAGAGTAGGTCCTTTTAGACCAAACTTCATTTTTATAGATACCGCCGTCTGGCTTTCTATATTTTGCTGAATTATCCATATTCTTTTTTCTTAAATTAGATGCTTTTTCAATTACTATTTCATGTTGCCAATCTTCTCTTTTAAAGGGAAACATTTGTGCATAAGGAGTGCCTGCTGGCAAAATGCCAGAGAATCCCTTTACTAGAAAGAACGGCATTGAGCCTGGCAAATTAACATTGTCATTATCAATGATTCCTGAAGTAGTGAGGAATGGCAATTCAAATCTATTAAAAGGCTGTGAATACAATACGCTATAACCTGGAGGAGTTTCTATAGCCCAATCTGAAAACCACGCAAAATGTGTTTCATGATATCCCTGTGGATGTTTAAACTGTGGCATAGGCGGTCTTACAGAACAAAAATCTTCATACTTTTTATCTTTAATTTTACAGCTTATAGCGCCGAAGTCTCCTTCAAAAAATTCTATATCGCATGGAGTCTTTAATGTATAACCTGTACCCATTATGTCAAATATTGCTGGACATGCTTTCCAAGTAGGCATCTTGCCACCCCCTGGATTTTCCCAGTATTCTCCATCTGGCTTTTTTGCAAATCTGTCAGCTTTTCTATACCAGTCTGGAATACTTTTAATAATTGGTTCTGGTTTTGATTTACTGTCTTTGTTAAGCCATGGTCTATTTGATACGAATTTAATCGTTAGTGCCACACTGTTTCCCGTCTTTAACGTATACAGTCTTAAGCTTTAATGCTTTAACTTCATGCTCTCCGACAGATTCGCCTTTTTCATTTATTGCATCTCTATACCAATCAGTCCACTCACCTAAAGCAGTTTTTACTGCAGATGCATTTCCATAATCCTTAGCTGCTTTTTCAGCAACTGGATCGCTAACATAATCATCAACGTTTATAGTAGAATCTTTTAGCTGTCCTAATGACAGAGGTATAATTGCTGCAATTACTTGTCCTGCTTTTATAGTAATTTGTTTGTTAGCAGTTAAAGCTTTTATTGCAAGAGGCAATGGGTGTGGATAAAAAGAAGTGGATATGACAGATGAAATAACTTCAAAATCTTTATTAAAGAAATTTGGAGGGTTTACAGCCAACAAGCTTATATTTTTATCGGTGACAAATTTTAAGTTTGTATTAAAGCTTAAAGTTGATTGTCCCCTGCCTGTATAGCAAAGACCTTCTCCTTCTAGTATCTTTACATGATCTCCAGAGTGGTCATTAATTCCATCCCAAATAAACTTAATATCAGTTTTTGCAGAAATACCCCAGCCTATAGTGTTTGCAAGGGTTACTGGAAAACAATGGTATGCGTGTTTATCAAAGGTCGCATCCATCCAGTCTCTTACTACTGATAGAGGTTCTACAACAAAAGCGGTTGGAGAAGTTCTGTAGGCATTTATTTTATTACTCATTAGTCACCTGTCTCAATAAACATTTCTTGTGTATGGAATTTGGCGCTATAGTCTAGCATTGTTACTATTGAATATTTAGTTCCTGATACAACCTTTTTAGCTTGATGAGGATACATAAAGTTTGAAGGGAAAATAAACAGGTCTCCTGCTTGTGGTTTAAGGTTTAGATTTTGCAGTCTAAAGTAAAGCTCTCCACCCTCATAGTCGTCATTGAAATATCCTACAAGTGAAACTGTACAGTTGTATGAATAGCCATGGTCGTGGTGCTCCATAAAGTGATTTCCAGGCTCGTATCTAATGAAGTTAAATGCTTCCCAGTATCTTAAATTATGAATGTTATATGTTCTACAATAGTCACGAACTGCTTGGTATTGAGGGTCATAGCACTCTTGCCAAATTTCTCTCAGCTTGTTGTCTGCTTCTTTTTCTCCATAGATATCTGTCTTCTTGTATTTAAAGTCAACACAATCTCTATAGTCTGGCATTCTTTCTTGGTAGCCCACGTAAGCTGGCATCCACTCATACTGATTATCTTTTGCTGCAAGGATTTCTTCAAGTCTTTCTGGGATGTTTTTACCTGCTGGCAATACATTTCTATAGCACCAGATTCCGTTTCCTAGATCAATTTTTTCTGTCCAGGTCTGCTTGATTGGTCTGTGCTGCTCTGCTTCCCATTCGCTAATATACTTTTGGTCTTGCAGCTTTTTAATTTCTTGAGCTGGGTCTATCGTTTCCATTTTTCTCCTTAGTACGGTGAAGATGCTGCAGCAGCAGCATTTTGAATATGTCCCTGGTGGGCCATATCATTTAAATCCATCATTATAACAACGCAATACTTTGTTCCAGACTTTATAGGAAGAGACGCATGTTCATATATGTAATTAGAAGGAAAGATTGCTATGTCTCCTTGCTTTGGCTTAATTGTCTTATTGTCCATTCGTGGGTAATAGATCTCTCCACCCTCATAGTCGTCATTTAAGTAAATCACTGCTGACACAGCTGCCTTGTACATTGGGCCATCGTCTGCATGAATCTTAAACTCTTTGCCTTCGCCTTCATACTTTACAAAATTAAATACCTCGTAATATGTTACATTAATTCCCCAGTACCTGCAGTAGTGATCAACACAAGACTTAAGCTTTTTATAAATTTCATCATATACTTGCCATAGCTCAGCATTTTCTTCATTCTGTTTACCGCCAAGTGTGCTGTAGTTCATCTTAAAATCAACACAGTCTCTAGCCTTTTTAATTGGCTGATCTGAATTTGTTACACGGGCTTCGTTCCAATGATACTTAGTTCCTGGCTTTAGATTCTTTTCTAGTGTATCTATGTACCACTGTATTCTCGTTTGGTCTAATGCATTGTTATATAGGTCTAAGCCTAACGCCTCATTGGTTACTTTAATGTCCCCAAACATTACGTCTGCTTTTCTATTTGAAGAAGTTTCAGACCTATCTTTTTCAAACCAGTCATCCTGTATATTAGTCATGCTTCAAGTATAGCATTTTAGATTTATAGATACAAGCCTATATACAAATAATAAGGGGGCCAGCTCTCGCTAGCCCCCTTATTTTATTTATTTTAAGATATTACTATGTAGTTTCCTGCTATGAACCATTGTGATGGCTCGCATCTTATGTCATAGACATCCTTTGCTGGAAGCTTTTCAATAGTGTCAACTGTCTCGAATATTATCTCGCAAGATTCTACTCTTAGGGTTACAAGTATGTCTCCAACTTGAACCTGTCCAGTCTCCTTGTATTTAATTAAGTCGCCTTCTTTTACAAAGATTGGCTGTCCTTCTGAGAATAGTGTCTCAGAGCCGTTGAACTTAATTAAATCTTTTTGACTTAATTCATGCTTGACAACAGTTGTCTCGCTAAGTGTTACCTTATCTCTTAGAACTATATCTGAAGTCATATCTCCATTATTTAGTTCGGATGGATCAATTGTGAGAAGTACATCTCCAACCTTTACATCCTTTGCTAAGATGTATCCATTTGAAGTTAACACCTCTGAGTCTTCTTCAATACAAAACTTAGACTTAAACCACGGTCCAAACCCTGGTGGGAAGAACGGTGGGAAGAACGGTCCGAACCCTGGTGGGAAGAACGGTCCAAACCCAGGCGGGAAGAATGGTGGGAAGAACGGGAAGAATGGGAAGAACGGTGGGAAGTATGGTGGGAAGAACGGGAAGAATGGGAAGAACGGTGGGAAGTATGGTGGGAAGAACGGGAAGAATGGGAAGAACGGTGGGAAGTATGGTGGGAAGAACGGGAAGAATGGGAAGAACGGTGGGAAGAACGGGAAGAACGGTGGGAAGTATGGTGCTGTTGTAGTAACGCTATTTGATGAAGTTGAATATGGGCCATCACCATTTGCATTCTTTGCAAGAACTTGATAAGTCTGAGCTGTTCCAGCTGTTTCATTAATTGTTGTTGATGTTACTCCTGCACCAAGATTATATGTTGGTCCATCAGAAGACTTAAGGATGTATCCAGTGTTTGGAGTTCCTCCTAAATCAGATGGTGCTGCCCAGGAAACTGTGTCCTGATTAGCATTTGGAGAAGATGCTGTTGGCGCTGATGGCGCATTTGGCAAAGTAGTTGGAGTAGCTGCAGGGGAAGTAGCTGGTAAGCTATTTCCTGCTGCATTTGATGCTACTACAGTAAATGTGTAAGAAGTTCCTCCAGTTAAGCCAGGAAAAGTAAAAGAAGTTCCTGTGGTACTTTGTGTTGTTGTTGCTGGAGTTGATGTAATTGTATAAAGTGTTGCTGGTGGAGATGCAGCTGGTAAAGACCAAGTTAGGTTTACTGATCCACTTCCGCTTGCTCCACCATTTACGGCAGTGGAAGCTAAAGATGTGACTGCATTTGGCTCAAGGAAGTTGTCCTGAGCCGAAGATTGAATACCTACTCTTTTATTTGCCATTTATATCTCCTATAATTTTATTTGTTAAGCTGTTAGGTCTCCGATAAGGACCCATGTGTTTGCTGATCTCTTAAACAATGTTGCTGAAGAGTACCGTGCTCTCAACTTTAATCCTGGAGTTCCATTAACTGTTGCTCCTGAACCTGCAATTGTTACATTTCCTGTGTTGGCTCTAAATATATCGAATGATGTTCCAACTGGATATGTCCGTGAGTTTGTTCCGTCTGCTGGAACTGTAATTGTAATGTCTCCAGTAGCATCTACATCTAACCATGCGTCCTTGTAGTCTGCATCGTTGATTCCGAAGTTTGCTGTTCTGTTTACTACTGTGGTGTATGAATTAACCTTAGTAGCAATTGCTGTTGTTACAGTTGAAGCAAAGTTAGCATCATCATTTAAAGCTGCTGCAAGCTCATCAAGAGTATTCAGTGCTCCTGGAGCGCCAGCAATTACTGCTGTAACTTCTGCAAGAGCTTCTGATTTTGCAGTAGCAATCGCTGCTGCCTGAGCTGTAGATACTGGCTTTGATGCATCTGATGTATTATCAACGTTTCCAAGCCCTACATGTGCTTTTGTGACACCAGATACAGTTCCTGTGAATGTTGGATCTGCTAGTGGTGCTTTTAGCGCTACATTTGAAATTGTTTCATATGTAGATGCTGCTGTTGCTGTTGCAAGCTTTGTATCAATTTGTGCCTGAATTCCTGAAGTAACACCATTTACATAAGATATCTCAGTTGCATCAACATTTCCAATTGAGGTTGTTTCTGGAAGAACAACTGTTCCTGTAAATGTAGGTGATGCTTTTGGAGCTAAGTTTGTATTAATTGATGTTATTGATGTGTTGATTGCAGTAATATCAGAAGCTTGTGTGGCATTAATTCCTTGAATTGCTGTAATCTGCTCACCCTTAGTAGCAAGATCTGCTGTATGTGTGGCAAGAAGAGTATCTTGATCTGTATTCTTTGTTTCAATGGCTGTGATAGCTGTTGATTGGGTTCCATTAACTGATGTTAAATTAGCAATATTATCAGTTTGTGTAACATTTAAAGCCTTGATAGCTGTAATGTCTTCTTCAGCTATTGTTAGTCTTGGGCCATACAGCTGAACTGCGTCTATATCTGTTTCGGCTTGATCAAGTCTTGCATCTAAGCTGTTAAGTGTTGAAGTGTTGTTAGTAAAGTTAGTTGCTGTTGATGAAATAAATGTATCTAGAGTAGACTTTTGAGCAACTGTTTCAAAATCTACAATTATTTGATCATTATAATTTGTTAGGCCAGCTCCTACTGTTACTGGTATTGCTCCTGTAAACTGTGTGAAGTTAAGGGAGTCTGTTCCAAGCTGGAAGATTTCTCCTGCTCTAGAGCCTTCTGTTAGAAGAACATATCCGTCACGAGCATTTGCAGTTCCATCTTGTGTAAAGGTAAAGAGGCCTTCTCTGACTTCTCCGTCTACGCTGTTATCTGAATCTGTTGCACGAGTTAAAACTGCTGCTGCTGAAGATCCACCTGCGTTTGTTACTGTATAAATACCATTTTGCTTTGCATCTGTTTGATTCTTAAGAAGAACTCTGTCTCCTGCATTTACTGTAACACCATCAATTGAAAGTGCTCCATTTGCAGAGGCTGTTAATGTTTCTCCTACTCCGTTTCCACCTGATGCATCTGCTGTTCCAGCTGCTCTGGTTGCTGCAAAGTTTTCTGTTGATGCTACACGAACTGAACCCTTAATCTGAAGTCCTGAGCTTAGTGAAGCAACATCAAGCTTTGTTGCCCAGAATGACTCATTGATTTGATTGTCTGGTATCAATGCGCTATTGTTAAGTGAAGCTACTCCACCTGCAACACCACGATCAGATACTGGAAGATAATCTGCATCTACTGTGTTTGATAAACTTGTTACTGCTGCATCTACATATGACTTGAGTGCAACAACATTTGAATCAACAGTTATTGTGATTGAGTTTGCGCCGTCATTGTATGTCTTTGAAAGTCCTGCGCCTAATGAAAGGGCGTTATTAATAGCATCTTGTGAAATTTCTGCTATTGCTACATCTGAGTTATTAGCATACGCAAGAGCGGTCCATGTTGAGGTACCGTTACCAAACTTAAATAAGTTTGTGTCTGACTCGACACCCATTTCTCCCGCTGCCAAAATTGGATTTACGGAGGTCCACTGTGAGGCGGTTCCTCTTCTTACTTGAATTCTTACTGTTGACATTTATGCCACCCCTTATTTAGACTTATTTGGTAATTATAGCATCACAATAATTCCAAAACAATTAAGCAATTGTTCCAGAATCGAATGTGTAGCTAAATGTATCTGTTGTATAGCTTCCACCATCGGCAAACTTTGTTGCTACGGTGTTTACTCCATTGGCAAAGACGCTATAAACTGGTGAGCCATCGTAATCGATAGCCAAACCAATGTCCATGAATGTCAGTGCTGTTGGGTCTTCTTGTGCATCTACTAATAGAGCAATTTCTTTCCAAACTCCGCCAATCTGGATTTTTAGTCGTCCAGTTGAAGAGTCAAAAGCTAGGGGGGTTGAATTTAAGACTAAGTTTTCTACATTTACTGCTGCACCAAAAGTGGCAGCACCTGCTACATTAAGGCCATTTTTTACCTTGAAGTTTTTATCTACTGTTGCCATTTAAGTTCACATATCCCCTAATTGTTTTGTTGGGGTTTTGAAAGGACCCCATACCTTGTTATTTAATTATTTAATTAATGTTGCATATACCATGACATCTGTCGAGGCATATACTGTGGTTACTGATATTGAAACATTTCCTGAAACATAGGCTGCTGAAATTGAGCCTAGATCTCCGTTGGTTCCAATTGAACCAAATTCTGTTATTGCCACGTTATTGCTGGTATCAAGTGTGAGCAAGATCTCAGAAACTTGAGTATTTGCTCCATTCTTGAACTTAACAAGAGCCTTAGCTGTACGATAATCTGCTGCTGCCCATGTAAGAGCATTTACAGTGCTTGCTGATGATACTGTTGTGGTTGCTGCTTTTACTACAGCCACATCGTTTACATTTACTGCTGTAAACTTTGTAGTTCCATCCTTGACTGCATTTAGAGCAGATTGTGCTGTTGCCTCTGCTGCTGCTTGCGCTGCGTTAGCCTTAGATGTAGCATCTGCTGCTGCTGTTGCAACTGAAGCTGAATCGCCAGATACTCTTAGGGCTGCTTCTGCTGAAACCTTTGCTGTAGCATCTGCTGCTGCTGTTGCCTCTGCTGCTGCTTGGGCTGCGTTAGCCTTGGTTGTAGCGTCAGATGATGCAGTGCTTACTGCGGTTGCAATTGATGCTGTAACATCAGTTGAATTAGCCTTTGTAGCTAATGCTGATGTAAGAGTTGTTGTGTAATTAGCGTCGTCATTTATTGCTGCTGCCAATTCATTTAATGTGTTAAGAAGAGATGGTGCTCCATCTACTAATGAATCTACTGCAGTTGAAATTGCTGTATTACGAGCTGAAACTTCTGTTGATATTGCAGTTGAAAGAGCTGCTGCTGCGGTAGCCTCTGCTGCTGCTTGCGCTGCGTTAGCCTTAGTTGTGGCGTCTGCTGATGCTGCTGCTTGCGCTGCGTTAGCCTTAGTTGTGGCGTCTGCTGCTGCTGCAGAAATTGCTTCTGATTTGGCAGTTGCAATTGCGGTATTTCTATCAGCAACCTCTGTAGCAATTGCTGATGCAATTGCTGAAGTACGTGCTGTAGCTTCTGCTGCAACCTTTGATGTTGCATCTGTTGCTGCATTTGCTTGTGCTGCTGCTGCTGAACCTGCTGCATCGTATGCTGCTGCTGTGGCTGCTAATGCTCTTGCATTAGTAAAATATAGATTTGAACCTGCGCCTGTTCCTTCTACTAAATCATTTGTGTCATGATTTGAAATGCTTGAAACTGTACCTGTTACGTCACCAGTTACGTTGCCTAGGAAGGTTGCTGTAATTGTGCCTGCAGCAAAGTTTCCATTTCCATCACGCTTAACAACAGAATTAGGAGTGTTTGCGCTATCTGCTGATCCGCCAATTGTTGAGATAATAAAAGCTGTTGATGCCTCTGTTAATACATTATAGCCATTTACTGTTGCGACGGAACCGTCGACAATAAGACCATTCTTTACTCTAAAGTTTTTATTTACAATTGCCATATTTTATGACTCCTCTTACTGCTTTATTTACTTTAATGCCGTTCTAAAATATCTAGCCGTTACAGCCGTTGAAACTGGTGTGACCGTTAGATTAATTATACCATTGGATTGTTCAAACAATACGTTGGCAAGATTGTTGTTCGTATTTGAGACTATGTCTGATTCTGAAACGTATATGTTTGTGGAGTCGTGTAGAACGCTGATATTAGAGAAATAATACTCTGTTCCACGACTTATCTGAAGAGAATAGGTAGCTGTTCTATAGTCTGACGCCTGGAAGCTATCTATAGTTGTCTTATTCTCAATTCCATTGACTGTTAGGTCGTTGTTGCCTTCAAGGCCAAAAAGGGTTGAAATTGCATCTGTTGCATTTGTCATTGAAACCAGTGTGTCATTTATAAGGTTAACCTTATATGTGATAGAGTTTGAATCTGTTGATCCAGTTACACCTACTACTGTTTCTAGTGCCTCAATTGCATCATTGGCATTTGTATGTTGTGCCGCATGTCCCGTAAGCTCATCATTTGCAGATGGATTAGAGAGGTTATCTTTACTTGTTGGAAAGCTGGTAGCCATTTTTCCTCCTTTTACTGCCTATGTGTATATTATACAGCATTATTTATTAACTAATTACAATAAATCCTTCTGCAATAAACCACTGGTTTTCTAGTGTCCTGATATCGTATACTTCTTTATCAGTATCTGTCTCTATGGAGTTAACCAAAACTTCATTTATTGTAGAGCCGTCTATTGTTAATAGAGTATCTCCAATTTTTACCGATCCCGCTTCTACCCATGTTGCAAGTCCGTCTTGCTTAATAAATATTGGCTGTCCGTAAGAGAAATACTTTTCTGTTCCGTTGAATGAAAGAACATCCTTTGTTGACATTTCAGATTTAATAACTTCAACGCCTACAAGATTTACATCTTTATTGACATTAAAGAACTTCATTGATTGATTGCCGAAGTCTGCTGCTGAAATAGAAACTAGTTTATCTCCAATTGATATATCTTTTGCTGCAACATAACCATTATTTAATGTTAGCAACCTGGTATTTGCTTCTAAACAAGATTTACTTGCTTTAAATTCAGGGAAGGTTGGGAAGGTTGGGAACGTTGGGAACGTTGGGAAGGTAGGGAAGGTAGGGAAAGTAGGGAAAGATGGCGCCTTAAATGCAGGGAAGTAAGGGAACGTTGGGAACGTTGGGAACGTTGGGAACGTTGGGAATGTTGGGAACGTTGGGAAAGATGGCGCCTTAAATGTTGGGAACGTTGGGAACGTTGGGAAAGTTGGGAACGTTGGGAAAGTTGGGAAGGTTGGGAAAGTTGGGAACGTTGGGAAAGATGGCGCCTTAAATGTTGGGAAGGTTGGGAAAGTTGGGAAGGTTGGGAAGGTTGGGAAAGTAGGTGATATAACTGCAGCAGAAGCAGAAATAGAACCAGTGTAGACTGTTTCTGTACCACTAGCATTTGTCGAAACAAGCTTTGCTCTCCATTGTCTTGGAGCTGATACTCCACCCTTGCTAATATATACTTCTACGTCTGCCTGTGTTACTGTTACACTTGTGCTTCCTGTGTCTACAAAGTTTAAGTTTGAATCACTTGCTTGAAGTTGAATTGATGAAGTTGGTGTTGGAGTTCCTGTAGCTGCTGTTAAAATTCCAGCTGTTATAGTTGTTCCAACAACTCCAGTTCCAGATATCGATGCCTGTCCTCCTGATGGAGCAACTCCAGCTGCCTGGTATGCGTATGTATACACAGTAATTGTTGATCCAACATTTGCTGTTGTACCAGCAGCTGGGGACTGTGATGATACTAATCCAACTGAAGAAAGGTTAGATGTAAAGTTTCCTTGTCCGCCATTAGAAATTGTATATTGGCTGGTGCTTGAAGGAACTGAACCTCCAACAAAATTAGGAACAATAAAGGTTGAAGCACTTGCAGTAATGGAGCTAGAATAAACTGGATCTGATGTTCCTGCAGAGTTATATGCACTTGCTTTAGCTCTAAACATTTGAGGAAAAGATCCTCCTCCTTTAGATATGTAGTTGGATAAATCTGCTGCTGTTACTACATAAGAAGTAACTCCCATATCAACATAATTTGCCTGGCCGTCCATTTTTTGTAAAGTTGTATTGTAACCAAGTGGTAGACCGCTACCAGTAGACCATCCAGTAGTGCTCATTGAAATTGTAGTGCCTACTTGTCCGCTACCAAATATATTAGCTACTCCTCCACTTGGAATTGTGCTTGCGGTAAAGCATCTTGTTGTAGTTGTAGACTCTGCTGTTAAGCTTGTACCAGCACTATTTGTTGCAGTAGCATATGCCTTAAACTCTGCCTGGTCTGTAAGGTCTTGCTGGGTTGTTGTATAAGTAGCACTTGTTGTACCGCTTGCTACAATTGTTAGTGGGCTAAGCTTCATAATATTTATATTGTAAGAGGTTGGAGTGTTTGTCCATTCTCCTTGATTTGCAGTTATAGTTATTCCAGAACCTACATCCCCAGTAGGGGTTAGTGTTGGTGGAGTGCTAGAAACTGGTTTTACAGAAGAAGATACGAATGAGCCTGAATCTGATTCCCAATAATATTCTTGTGTTGGATTAAAGAAGTCTACAACTGTAGGTGTTCCACGATATCCTCGTGATGTTCCATATACACGAACTTTCCATGGTCCAGACGTTGAGCCTGGTGTATAATTTGTTATAAAGCTTGATGTGGCATCTCTAGTTGCCATAGCAAATGGACCAAACGGACTTCCGTCTGGCCACTCTGAGTAAATTTCATATCTCGTCTGTGTTATATTAATCAAAGACCAATCAATAATTCCAGCCTGATCATCTACTCCTCCAGGATTTTGATAAACAGTTGCAGTTAATGATGGCAATAAGGGATTTAAATTATTAATGCTTGCGTTTTGGTAAAGCTTTAAGGTTTCAGTTTCATTGCTTCCAATTGCCGCTCTGTATGCCGCAGCGGCAGAAGATGTGTTGTTATATGGAGCTATAGATATCCCAACAGTCGTTAATCCAATAAGATCGTCTAAATTATTAGCTCCGAAATCAAAGTCCCAAAGGTTGTTTCCTTGTCCTGTAATTCTTACTACAGTATTTGGAATTCCTGGACCTTGATAAATTATTTCATATCCGTCTGCGCCTTCAGATATATCCCAAAATACTCTAATTTTTCCGTTTATATATCCGACACTATCTTGCTGCACAAATGCAGTTATTGTTTGAATGAATTCAGGCAACATGATGAATGCAGATGTCCCATAAGCTTTTTCGCTGTCACCTGCATTATTTGTAGCAATAATAGCGCATCTAATTTTATATCCAACTAGATCTCCAGTTAATAAGAAACTATTTTGTGTTGCGCCAGTAATCTCTGACCAGTTGATCTCTGCCCCAGCATATATTCCCTTTTCCCACTGGTACTTGTAAGATGTTGGACTACCTTCCCAAGTTCCATTTGTAGAGGTTACTGTTTGTCCAACTCCTTTAAACTCATCTGTTCTTGAATATGATAAAGTTGGATCTGTTAGCTTTTTTGGCTTTTCTAATATTTCTACCCATGATGTTCCGTTAAAAATAAATGCCTTCTTATAGTCTTGTGGGCCTGCACCCGTTACGACTTTAATTTTTTTGGACGGCAACCAAGAGGACCCGTCAAAAATTTTAAATGGCAATTATTTCTCCGTTCTTAGTATTGAATGTAAATGTCTCCTGCTACGTATGTGCCAGCTGGCGCATCAACAGAAGTTCCATACAATATTTTGTTTTGTGCATTAGGGCTGGCGGCATTTGAATATCCTCCAAGTGTTACTACGTCTCCTAGATAAACCACGTTTCCGTTAATACCGATAGAAGATTTTTCTAATTTAGTATTTGGGATTACGCCTTCTAATGCTGCGCTTGGTATTGAAGAATCACTAAAGTTAACAGTGGCATTTGTAAATGAAACTGTTCCTGTGAATGTTGGGTTTGCTAGTGGTGCTAAAGCAGAAACGTCTAAAGTTTCCCAGCTAGGGCTAGAGCCATTAGTCATTAAAAATTTATTAGAATGTGATGTCTGATCTGGAAGTCCTGCAATTGCTGTTAATCCAGTTACATCCACTCCAGTAAAATCTATAG